ACGAATCGCGCGCGCCCACTCCTGAGAACGCGTCGCAGTATCGAAGGCCGCATGGCCGAAAGGAGGCCGCATGGCCGCAGCAAGCAGGTTCACCCCCGAGACCCGTGGCGCGCTCATCGAGCGATTCGCCGCCGGCCTCACCGTTGAGGACACCGCCCGCGCGGTCGGCGTCAACACCACCACCTTGAAGCGATGGCTCGGCCGCGGCCGCAAGGAATCCGGCACCGACTACGCCGAGTTCGCTGTCGCCGTCGACGAGGCCCGCAAGAAGGCCGCCGAGCGCCCCGAGCCCATGGACCGCGAGGAGCTCGCCCGCGTCGTCTCGCAGGCTGCCCGCCGCGGCAACGTCCAGGCGATGAAGCTGCGCGACGAGATGCTGCTCCGCGACGAGCAGCCCGACGAGGACGCCGAGCCGGAAAAGCCCGGCCTCGGATCGCTCGACGAGCTGGCAGCCCGCCGTGCCGACCGCGCCGCCTGACGAGCTCGAGCGGTTCGTCGCCTTCTGCGAGAAGTACCTCCGAACCGAGAACGGCAAGCCGCTCCACCTCGAGGACTTCCAGCGGACGATGCTGTCCGGCTACTTCGCCGGCGTCCGCTCGACGCTGATCGTCATCCCGAAGAAGAACGGGAAGACGACCACGCTCGCAGCCCTCGCCCTGTACCACCTTTGCTCCACGACCGAGGCCGACTGCGTGATCGTCGCGTCGTCCCGCGACCAGGCGGGCGTGATGCTCCGGCAGGTTCGCGGCTTCATTCGCCGCGCCCCCGAGCTTGCCGACGCCCTGATCGTCAAGCAGCGCGAGATCGTCTACGACCGGCTCGACGGCCGGATCCGGATCCTTGCCTCGAACGTCGACACGACCGATGGCGTTATCCCGACCCTCGTCCTGGTCGACGAGCTCCACCGCCACAAGGACTCCGACCTCTACGGTGTCCTCCGCGACGGCCTCGGCCCACGCGACGGGCAGATGGTCACGATCTCCACCGCCGGCGACCTCGAGGACTCCCCGCTCGGTCGTCTCCGCGCCGCGGCTCACAAGTCGCCCGGCTTCACGATCGATGGCGCGCACCATCACGTCAGGACCGATGTCCTCGACTATCACGAGTGGGCGCTGCAGCCGACCGACGACCGCGATGACCTCGACCTCGTCAAGCTCGCGAATCCTGCGTCCTGGCAGTCGGTCGCCGCGCTCAAGGAACGCCACGACGACGAGTCGATGACCGACTGGCAGTGGGCCCGCTTCGCCTGCGGCGTCTGGCTCGCCGGCGAAGACGGCGCGATCAGCGGCAAGGAGTGGGCCGCGTGCGCCGATCCCGCCGCAGCGATCCCGGCGAACACGAAGGGCGTCCACATCGGCGTCGACCTTGCATGGCGATGGGACACCGCCGCGTTCGTCCCGGTCGTCAAAAGTGAGGACGACCTGTTCATCGTCGGCCGCCCGATCATCCTTCACCCGCCCGGCGACGGCACCTCGATCGACGACCACGAGCACTGGAACGTCGTCGAGGAGATGGCGAAGACCTGGCCGGAGGCGACCTTCGTCATCGACCCGAACGCCGGCGGCGAGTCCCTCGCCCAGCGCATCGACGCAGAGCTTCCCGCCCGTGTCGCCGAGCATAACCAGCAGCCGACGACGATGGCCCTGGCTGCTCAGCGCCTCAACGAAGCGATCAGCGGCGCCCGCATCCGACACCCCGACGACCCCGAGCTGACAGCGCAGATCCTCGCCGCGGCACACCGCCCGGTCGGCGAGGGATGGCGCTTCGTCAAGCGGAAGAAGAACAAGGCCCCGATCGACGCCTGCATCGCCCTCTGCATGGCGGTCAACGCGATTACCGGGGCCGACGAACAGCCGCAGCACGGCCGCGCCTCCTGGCGCTGACCCGCAGAAGGAGGCCTCGTGCCCGATCTTGATCCCATGCACAAGGCCGACCTCGACGAGCTCGGCGAGAAGCAGCGCAAGCGCGGCGATCACTTCCGCCTCCTCCGCAGCTATACCCGCGGCGCCGGCCCGCTCCCGGCGGCAATCGAGAAGGCGGGAGTTACGAAGGCCTACAGCCTGCTGATGCCGATGTCTGACGCGCCTTGGGCCTCCGTCATCCTCGAAGCAGTCGACGACCGCCTCGAGGTCTCCGGCGTTCACACCGGCGACGAGGCGCTCGACGTGGCCTTGTGGGATGAGTGGCGCCGCAACGGCATGGACTCCGAGTCCTCGCTCGCCCACCAGGCGACGCTGACCGGCGGCCGCTCCTACGCGATCGTCTGGCCCGACGACGATGGCAATCCGGAGATCGTCCTCGAATCCGACGAGAACATCATCGTCAAGTATGCCCCCGGCAGCCGCCGGCGCCGCATCGTCGCGATGCGCCACTGGATCGAGGACGAGACGCCCTACGCGACGCTCTACTACCCCGACGGCATCTACAAGTTCAGGGGCCCGAAGACGAGCGTCGGCATGTCGTTCTCCGGTGTCGACTGGAAGCCCTACCAGCCCGCCGAGGACCGCGAGTGGCCCGTCCGCAACCCTTACAAGGTCGTCCCGGTCGTCGAGATCGCGACGAACCGCCAGCTCGAGCCCGGCTGTTACCCCTACGCGCGCGGCGAGTACGAGCACTGCACCGGCGTCATCGACCGGATCAACCTTCTGACCTTTCTCGGCCTGGTCGTCGCCTTCTGGATGGGCTTCCCGCTCCGCGGCGTGATCGGCGAGAAGATCCTCCGCGACGACGACAACAACCCGCTCCCGCCCTTCGACGTCAACGCGGATTCGATGTTCCAGCTCGAGAACCCCGAAGCCAAGCTCGCCGAGTTCAGCGCCGCCGACCGAGGCAACCTTTCGGTCGCGGCCGAGCTCGAGCAGCTCGCCACCGTCTCGAACACCCCGCGGCACTACTTCCCGATGTCCTCGGCCGCGAACATCTCGGCGGACACCGTCGTCGCCTGGGAGTCCGGCCTTCACGGCAAGATCGCGACCCGCCACAAGCCGCAGATCGGCGCCGGGTGGGAGGAGGTGTTCCGCCTCGTCGCGCTGATGAAGGAGGGCATCGAGGTTCCTCAGATGGCGACCGTCGCCTGGGCCGAGCACGAGTCCCGCTCCCTCGCCGAGCGCGCAGACGCCGCCGTCAAGCTCAAGGATCTGATGCCGTGGCAGGCGATCGCCGAAAAGGTGCTCGCCGCGAACGGCGACGAGATCGCCCGCTGGTCGGCGATGCGCGGATCCGACGCCTTCGCTCAGATTCTCACCGCGGCGCAGACGCCGATGATGGCCGATGGCGAGTCGACTAACTGACGCCCACGTCGAGGCGCAGAAACGCCTCCGCGCCGCGGCTACGGCCACCGTTGCGCAGGCGTGGCGGAACCTCCCGGCCTACGACCGCGTCAACGTCCCGGCCTTCCTCGACACCGCCGTCCCTGCCGTCCTCGCCGCCCAGCGGCAATCGGTCGCGATCACAGAGGCCTACCTCGCCGCCTACCTGCGCCGGGCCCCGATCGGCGTCAACCCCGACAACCTGATCGGCGCCGGCCTCCGCGGCGTCGACCCGGCCGAGGTCTACACCCGCCCCTTCGTCACCGTCTGGACCGCCCTCGGCAACGGCATCCCCTACGAGCAGGCGCTCAGCGCCGGCTTGCAGCGCGCCACCGAGACCGCCGCGATGGACGTCCAGATGTCGATGCGCGCGACCTCGAGCGCCGTCCAGCAGGCGACGCCGGAGGGCTTCTACGGATACCAGCGCGTAGCGGACGGCGGGGCCTGCGAGTTCTGCCAGGAGATCGACGGCGCCTACGTCAAGTTCGCCGACGCGATGGCCCTCCATAACAACTGCGGCTGCGGCCTCGAGCCTCTCACCCAGCCCCACTCACGCGCCGCCAAGCTCCCGAACGGCGTCGCCGTCTCCGAGCACGGCGAGCTCGGCGCGGTCATCCACGACCCGGCTCACGACTTCACCGGCCCTTCCGGCCTCAACTGATCCATCGGCGCCGCACGGCGCCCCGAATAAGGAGGCCGCATGGCCGACGAAGACACGTCCACCGAAACCACGGAGGACGAGACGACCGACGAGAAGCCCACGGAAACCACCTCCGAGGAATCCACCTCGTCCGAGCCCGATTGGAAGCGTGAGTCGCGCAAGCACGAACGCCGCGCCAAGGAGGCCGCCAAGAAGCTCGCCGAATACGAGGCGAAGCTCGCCGAGGTCGACGAAGCCAACAAGACCGAACAGGAAAAGGCGATCGAGAAGGCCCGCCAGGAGGCGGCCGAAGAAGCCATGAAGGCGGCGGCGGTGGAGCTCCGCGCCGAACGCCTGAGTGCTGCGATCGCCCGCGAGGCTGCCAAGGACTTCGCGGACGTCGACGACGCGATCCGTCTCCTCGACACCGAGGACGACGACCTGTTCGACGACGACGGCAAAGTCCAGACGGACAGCCTCAAGTCGGCACTCGCCGATCTGCTCGAGCGCAAGCCGCACCTCAAGGCCGACGCAGGTCGGCCCACGGGCGGCTCATCCGACGCCGGCAAGGGCGGCTCCGGCGCTCCCTCCCTCGAGGAGATGAGCGTCGAAGACCACCTCAAGGCGATCAGGCGCACCTAGTACCCCGCCGCACGGCGACCCCGAAAACGTATCCCTCCGAATCATGGAAGGAGTGATCGAAGATGTCCAACACCTTCATCACCCCCACGGTGGTCGCCCGGCGCGCCCTGGCGACCCTCTACAACTCCACCGTCTTCCTGCCGCTCGTCTGGCGGGACTTCGACGTCGAGTTCCAGGCCACGGTCGGCCAGGCGGTCACCATCCGCAAGCCCGCCACGTTCACGGCCGCGGAGTTCTCGAGCTCCATCAGCGTCCAGAACGCGACGGAGTCCAGCACGACCGTCACCCTCGACAAGTACCCGGACGTTTCGTTCCAGGTCACGTCGCGGGAGCAGACCCTCAACATCGACGACTACGCGACGCGGCTCATCCAGCCCGCGGCTGAGGCCCTCGCGCAGTACGTCGACGCCGACATTGCCGAGAACCTCGTCGATGCGGCCGAGGGCGGCAGCGGCGGCGGGACGACCACCTGGACCTCCAGCACCCCGTCGACGGTGTTCACCGGCGAGCTCGGCGCCCGCGCCAAGCTGGGCCGCGCGAAGCTGCCGCTGACCGATCGGTTCGCGGTGTTCTCGCCCGAGGCGGCCGGCAAGTGCCTGGCCGAGTCCCTGTTCGTCCAGGCGAACACCTCCGGCTCGACCGACGCCCTCCGCGAGGGCTCGATCGGCCGCGTGTTCGGCTTCGACTCCTACGAGTCGCAGCAGCTCGGCGACAGCGGCTCCGACGACAGCTCGCAGGCCGACGGCCTCGCGTTCCATCGTCAGGCCTGCGCCGTGGTCACGCGCCCGCTCGAGGTGCCGGTCGGCACCACGAACAGCGCCGTCGAGTCGTACAAGGGCCTGGCGCTCCGCGTCACGACCGACTACGACATCAGCACGAAGGCCGACATCACGTCGCTGGACCTGCTCTACGGCGTCGACGCCCTCCGTCCGGAGGCCTCGATCCAGCTGAGCCTGGGCATCGGCTCCTAGCACCCACGGATAGACCCCCGGCGGGCTTCGGCTCGCCGGGGGCGCATCCGTCCGACCTCCGAGGAGGACCCCCAGATGAGCATCTCCAACTACTGCGAGCTCGCGATCCTCAACGCCGTGGGGAACAACACCTCCTTTGCGGTGACGACCCCCTACATCAAGCTTCACATCGGCGACCCCGGCGAGGACGGAACCTCCAACGCCGCCGGCGAGACGACCCGTAAGTCCGTCTCCTTCGCCGCAGCCGCGTCCGGCTCGATGGCTTCCGACGCGGACATCACCTGGACCAGCGTGTCCACCGCCGAGACCTACAGCCACGTCTCCCTCTGGGATCATGCGACCGCTGGAAACTGCCTCTGGGTAGGTGCCCTGACGGCGTCGAAGACCGTTGCGGTGGGCGACACCTTCACGATCTCGAGCGGGAGCCTCACGCTCTCGGTCGAGTAGCGGGTAACGCCTAATGGCGATTCCCCAGGTCGTCAGCAGTAGCAACGGCTCCGGGCAGGGTTCTCAGACCATCTCCCCCGGTTCGGGGCTGTCCTTCGTCTTCATCTCGACGGAGGCGCAGAACCTCCCGACCACCAACGGGACGACGATCAACAACAACACGACCTCTCCCGCAAAGGACTGGACTTGCATCGTCGGAACAAAGGCGGGGGCGGGAGCCTCCTACGCGAGCCAGTACGTCTACGTCTTCGTTAAGGTCACGAACGGCACCGAGACCATTACCACTGGTGACTCGGGCGTATTTCAGGTGTATGGCTGCCTCACGGTCTCGGGCTACCATTCCTCCCAATACGAAGCCCTGACCTCCGGCTCCGGCACCTTCTCGGCGGGGAAAATCTACAGCCAGTCGGGCATCACCACGCTTGGGCCAGACCGCCTATTTGTCGGCGCGATCTTCCCCCGCGCCGACACTACGAATGCCTGTACGGCTGACTCGAACCCGGTTGGCGGCTTCTCCGGCCCCACCCTCACCGGGAACAGCGACCAGGTCAGCTTTGGCAGTGGCGGCGGTGTTCAGTTCAGGGCGGGCGGCGTTGCCGCTCAGGGTGCGACGGCGGGCATCGACTGGAACGGCAATCTCTCGTCCTTCTACGCAAGTGCCGCCACCGGCTATGTGGCCTTCGCGGTCGTCCCCGCCAACGTAACCCTCTACGGGACGGCATCCCTATCCGGAACCGGCTCGCTGACCTCGGCGGGAACCCGCAAGACCTTCGGGGCGTCTAGCGCGACGGGCACGGGCTCGATGACCGTCGCGGGCGTCCGTACCGCCTACGACTCAGCGTTCCCCACGGGCGTCGGGGCGATGAGCGCCACGGGCCAGCGGACGACGTTCGACTCAGCGGCCCTGGCCGGCACCGGGACCCTGACGGCAGGCGGCACCCGCACCGCCAACGCGGCAGCCGCGCTCACCGGCACCGGATCCCTGACCGCAGCCGGACTGGCGACTCACGTCGGTCGTCGACGCCTGTTCGCCGCCGACCCGATGCTGACCGGCTCGCCGATGCGCTCGTCGATCGACCTCACGAAGTAGGAGGACGCATGGCCTTTGCCACCGCAGATGATGTCGCCGCCCGGCTGGGCCGCGCGCTGACCGCCGCCGAGGAAACCCTCGTCGATGCGGTCGTCGAACAGGTCACCGACCTGATCGCTGACGCCGTCGGCGAGGACGCCGACTGGGCCGCCGACCTCTCACCCGTCCCGGCCGTTCTCACCGCGATCTGCGTCGAGAAGGCGATCTCCGTCGGATCGAATCCGAACGGCGTCGCCTCCCGCTCCGAAACCCTAGGCGCGTTCTCGTCCTCCGAGAACTTCCGCAAGGACAGCGGGCTCTACCTAACCCCGCTGGAGGAGCGCCTCGCTCGCCGCGCCGTTCTCGGCAGGCTGTCCGGATCCTCCCGGCCGGAGTCCACCGCCGACGAGGTACACGACCTGTTCTACGGGTCGTGATCCCGCTCGCGATCCTCGTCCCGGTCCTCCGGCGCCCCCAGGCCGTCCGACCGCTACTCGAGTCGATCGCGAGTACGACCCCCGGCGCCCGCGTCGTCTTCATCGCCGACCCCGACGACCACCGGGAACGCGAGGAGATCCACTACGCCCGCGCCCTCGACTGGCCGATGCCGGTGATCTCCCTCGACTGGGCCGGGACCTACGCCCACAAGATCAACCACGCGATCCGCCAGACCACGGAGGATCTACTGTTCCTCGGCGCCGACGACCTCCGCTTTCGCGAGGGCTGGCGCGAGGCCGCGGAGGCAAAGCTGCACCCGGCCGAGGTCATCGGCGTCAACGACCTACTTGCCCGACCGCACCGGCCCGACCACGCGACGCACTTCCTGGTCACCCGCTCCTACGCCGCGCAGGGCACGATTGACGGCCAGCCCGGCCTGCTCAGCGAAGCCTACGAGCACAACTTCGTAGACGACGAGCTGATCGCCACGGCGACCAAGCGCGGCGTCTACGCATACGCCGACGAAGCAAAGCTCGACCACCTGCATCCGATGCGGGGCGCTCCGATGGACGATGTCTACGAGAAGGGATTCAGCGCGATGCGACGCGACCGGCGGCGATTCCAGATTCGGCGGCGGATGTGGGCGTCTTAGTGCCGTTCGACGTAGTCATCGCCACCTTCGGCTCGCTCGACTGGGCCGAGCTGGCACGCAACCACGCCGGGCCCTCGGTCCGCGCCGGCGGCGGCCGTCCCGTCTACTCCCACGGGCGCACCCTCGCCGAGGCCCGCAATGCTGCACTCGACGATGTCCGCTCCGACTGGGTCGTCTTCCTCGACGCCGACGATCAGATCGACCCCGGCTACCTCGTCGCGATGGGGGAGGGCACCGCGGACATCCGCGTCCCGAAGGTTTCCTACATTCGCGACGGCTACGCGCACCCGCCCTACTTCCCCCGCGTCGCCGGCCACCAGCACGACTGCACCGCCGAATGCCTGCCCGAAGGGAACTGGATCGTCATCGGCGCCGCCATCCGCACCGACCTGGCCCGGCAGGTGCGCTTCCACGAGGAGCCGATCTACGAAGACTGGTCCTTCTTCCTCCGTGCATGGAAGGCCGGTGCCACCGTCGAGCGGA